GTTCCCAGTGACGGAAGAGATCGGAAAGGGAGTGACCTCGTCTCCCTCGAAGAGGTACCTCTTAGCAAATTCACACATGTGAGGTGACACGTATGATTTTGACTTCGAGATTTCAACTCCGAGGAGGCGAGTTTACTCTGGTAAAGAGCGGCAAGGAGTGAGTCTCCAATCAGTACATCATCACCTAGGATGACATACCGAGCGGACTTCCAGGCGAGTCCCAGCTCCTCACAACACCAAAACATTACGAAGTGGTGGGTGAGGGTGAAGGAGGATCAAGAAGAATTTGCCCCCATCGGATTCCCGACAGAGTAGCGAAACTCGCTAACCTTGTCAGGGCCAATAAAGGGGTAATCTACCATGACACTCCTTCAAGCAGTGGAGAACTCCGTACCGAACTTATGCTCAAGGACATCCGAGATCACTGATACCGGAAAACGGTCAGTGGCCGCGGTAAGGTCAATCGAGAAGAGAGTAACCTCTCCCCACGAAGACACAAAGTCCTTGAATCTCCCCTGAGAGAAAGTTCTATCCTGCGGGATGGTCCTGAGGACCCTGAAAAGGAAATCATGAAGAGGGCGAAGAGCTGTCTGCGACCAATAGTCGAGAATAGCGATCACCCTCGTCTTTCCTTCCAGATCAGGGATCCCCACAAGCCTTCTCACCGGTCCACGTTGGAGCGTAAAGCTACCTCGGTTGAACCGCTCGAGAAGGGGAAGCTCCCGCATGATCCCCTTCATCTTACGATGAAGGAGATCTCCCCCAATCACACAAAGCTGAGTTCTCAGAGTCTCCGGTAGGGAGACGAGGTCACTCAGGGCTGTGAGTAGGGCTGGACCAGATGGTCCGGCCTTCAGGGAGAAATGGAACTTCTTAAAGGAAACGTCTTTATTCTTACCTACCCCAGGATTCCTATCGAGAAGTTGTCAAAACTTCTTAACGAAAGGTTTCCAAGGAGAAAGGTCAGTTCCCGTATACGGACCAATCACTGAGGTAACGTCCATCCTAACCGGAAGGGCGAAGGAGCGAAGCGCAGTGAGAGCTGTGAGGACCATCCTAATTTTAGGAGCCTCCTTTTTCAGCAGAACTCGGGCAGAATCGCCCCTCCCAAAGTGAGTGATAAGAATATTGCGGAACTTCCTCTCCTCCTCGGATCCGCGAGTGGAGGCCAGATATCCAAGATACTCCGAGCGCCGACGCTTAATTCAAGCGAGGGCCCCCGGAATGTCCTGGGTCAGGACTACCACCTCGATCTTTTGGAGGATCCTGGAGTACAGTTTGAACGGGCCCGCAGCGGGAATAAATTCCCCCCGAACTCATTCAATGATACGGCGGATCATCGACCACCTGCTCACGTAGTTCTTGGAATTCCGAGATTTACGATTGCTATTGGAAAATTTTTCGCTGTTCATCATAATGGGTGGGATGGTCACAAAGTGACTAGCTGCGCCCGGCAAAGGCAAGCAGGAGATTACCATAGCATAGCCTTAGG